CATGAGGCATCAAAATGTCAGGAACGATTATTTTGATTACGTAAATGAAAACTCGGTATTATCGAGCTCCAATACCGAGGAATATATTTTATATTCCGAATTACAAGATCATATAAAAAAAGCGATAAATAAATTGCCGAAAGCTCAAAAAGAGGTCTTCGTATTGAGTCGGATAAAAGGTATAAAATAAACACATAGCGAAAAAGTAAATTTGGGCAAAGCGTAGCGAATTAGCTGATAGAGCGTTCGTTACGCTTTGTTTTTCTATGGGGTAGAGCCAACGAAATACCACCTCGAAGCCAAACGGCGAAGAAGTTCAGTTACCACCTCGTTACTCCCGTAACGGGTGCAGATTTCTTGCTAAAAGGTTCTGTTTCTGCGTTTTGCGCCGATTTACATAGCTGTCGGTAACTCACTAATAACTAATTTTGTAACCAAAAAAAGGAGTGAGTTATGCGTAGTACATTCAAGGTATTATTTTACGTGAAGAAAGGCAGCGAGAAGCCGAACGGCAACCTGCCTCTGATGTGCCGTATCACGGTGGACGGCGAGATTAAACAGTTCAGTTGCAAGATGGACGTTCCCCCACGCTTGTGGGACGTGAAGAACAACCGTGCTTCGGGCAAGAGCGTCGAAGCGCAGAGAATCAACCTTGCGGTAGATAAAATCCGTGTGGAGGTAAACCGCCGCTATCAAGAGTTGATGCAGACGGACGGTTATGTTACCGCCGCCAAACTCAAAGACGCCTATCTCGGTATCGGCATCAAGCAGGAAACCTTGCTGAAGCTGTTCGAGCAGCACAACGCCGAGTTTGAGAAGAAAGTCGGGCACAGCAGGGCGCAAGGTACGTTTACCCGTTATCGGACGGTCTGCAACCATATTCGGGAGTTTTTGCCCCATACCTACAAGCGTGAGGATATTCCGTTAAAGGAACTCAACCTCACGTTCATCAACGATTTCGAGTATTTTTTGCGCACGGAGAAGAAATGCCGCACCAATACCGTGTGGGGCTACATGATTGTGTTGAAACACATCGTTTCCATTGCGAGGAACGACGGGCGTTTGCCGTTCAATCCCTTTGCCGGATATATCAACTCTCCCGAAAGCGTGGATAGGGGCTACCTCACCCAAACGGAAATACAGACGCTCATGAACGCACCCATGAAGAATGCCACCCATGAACTTGTACGGGACTTGTTCGTCTTTTCGGTGTTCACGGGTTTGGCGTATTCGGACGTGAAGAACCTCACCGCCGACCGCCTGCAAACATTCTTCGACGGCAACCTTTGGATAATCACCCGAAGAAAGAAGACCAACACCGAATCGAACATCCGCCTTTTGGACGTTCCCAAGCGTATCATCGAGAAGTACAAGGGGCTGGCAAGGGACGGTCATGTTTTCCCCGTTCCGAGCAACGGAAGTTGCAACAAAATACTCAAAGAGATAGGCATACAATGCGGTTTCAAGGTGCGCTTGACCTATCATGTTGCACGCCACACGAACGCCACGACCGTGCTTCTGTCGCACGGCGTACCCATCGAAACCGTAAGCCGCCTTTTGGGACACACGAACATAAAGACCACCCAAATTTACGCCAAAATCACCGCCCAAAAGATAAGCCAAGACATGGAAACCTTGTCGCACAAGTTGGAGGACATGGAGAAGAATATCTGCCGAGCCATCTAATTAAAAACAGAATACCGATGAAAGAAGAAAGGAATATTATCACGATGGACGGGCAGGGCAATATCTCCCTGCCGACCGATATAGGTGCAACCGCCATGACCGAGCGGGAAATCTGCGAACTGTTCGGGGTTATCGCCCCGACGGTTCGGGCAGGGATAAAGGCACTCTGCAAAAGCGGAGTTTTGAATATATATGACATAAAGCGCATTATCCGCATATCGGACAGATACAGCGCGGAGGTTTACAACCTCGAAACGATAGCCGCCCTCGCTTTCCGTATCGAATTGTTCGGGGCGGCGAAAGTCCGCAAGGCATTATTAGAGAGGATTATACACGGGAGAAAAGAGAAAACGACGGTATTCGTGTCGGTTGTTTCGGACGGCAAGCCCAACAGCCGTTGGCAAGCATGATGATATATCAACATACCAACATATCAACATACCAACATATCAACATACCAACATATCAACATACCAACATATCAACATACCAACATATCAACATACCAACATGCAAACGTACCAGCATACCAACATGCAAACCTATCACTATGGTGATATATATTGCAGGTTCTATTCCTCTTTTCAGAGGAAAGCGGAGCAATCATTTCCGTTTACAAAGGCAAAGCAAGCACGGGGCTTTATGTCGGCTAAAAGGTCGGGCGGCTGCGCCGTTTCCCGATAAATCTTCCTCTCGCTTCGCTGCGAGCGTATTTATCGGGAAAACCTTGTATCCGACCGCCCCGTGCAAAAGAACCTTTGAAAACGGAAACGACCGCCCCGCCACCCACCGACCGAAAGGAAAAAAATAAGGTGGGGTTACGGGCAAGCAGGCGGCAGGGACAGCCATAGCCGAAAGGCAGACGGGCAGACGGACGGCACGCCGCAGGGTATTTACGAAGAAAATACCGTAGCTTATTAGGGAATTTTCCGAGCCGCAATACTACGTATCGCTGAAAATTCCCCAATAAGGCAAGGGGCAAGCCCCTCTGCACACCCCATGAGGACGGCAGACTGCCGCCCTCAAAGAGAGATTAAACCAATGTTTCACAAGCCAAAAAAGAAAGGAAGAATATATGGGTTTCGTAGTTTTACACATGGAAAAGGCGCACGGTTCCGACAGCGGGACGACCGCCCACATAGAGCGTTTCATCATACCCAAGAACGCCGACCCCACACGCACGCATCTAAACCGAAAACTCATCGAATATCCCGAAGGAGTGAAAGACCGTTCGGCAGCTATCCAAAGGAGGCTGGATGAAGCAGGACTGACACGTAAAATCGGAAGCAACCAAGTGCGGGCAATCCGCATCAACGTGTCGGCAACACCCGAAGACATGGAGCGTATCGAACGGGAGGGACGTTTGGACGAGTGGTGCGCCGACAACCTCAAATATTTCGCCGACACGTTCGGGAAGGAGAACATCGTGGCGGCTCACCTGCACTTGGACGAGAAAACGCCGCATATGCACGTCACGCTTGTGCCAATAGTCAAGGGGGAACGCAAGCGGAAGAAAAGGGAGGAGCAGGCGAAGAAACGCTACCGCAAGAAGCCCACCGACACCGTGAGGCTGTGCGCAGATGACATCATGAGCCGCTTGAAACTGAAAGCCTATCAGGACAGCTACGCCGTTGCAATGGGAAAATACGGTCTACAACGGGGCGTGGACGGTTCGGAAGCGAGGCACGTTTCCACGCAGCAATATTACCGTGACATAAAGCGACAAACGGAGGAGCTGAAAACGGAAGTGGTGGAATTGCAGGAGCGGAAAGAAACGGCACGGGAAGAGCTTGAACGGGCGAAAAAAGAAATACAGACCGAACGGCTGAAAGGGGCTGCCACGACCGCAGCCGCCAATATCGCCGAAAGTGTCGGTTCTCTTTTCGGGAGCAACAAGGTCAAGACGTTGGAGAGGGAGAACGCCGCCCTGCATAGGGAGGTAGCCACACACGAGGAAACCATCGAAGCACTGCAAGCCGAGATACAGACCATACGGGCAGACCACAGCCGTCAAGTATTGGAAATGCAGCAACGGCACATGACGGAAATACAGACGAAAGAAGCTGAACACAAGAGAGAGGTATCAAGGCTTACCCGTCTTGTGGAGAAACTCTGCGCATGGTTTCCGTTGGCGAAAGAAGTCCTGCGGGTTGAGAAGTTATGCGCTATCGTGGGCTTTTCCACGGAACAGACCCGTACACTGATAGCCGGCAGGGAAGTAACGCACGATGGCACGCTCTATTCCGAAGAATACGGGCGGAGTTTCACGGCAAGAGACGTCACCGCAAAAATAAGGCAGGAATCCGTATCGAAACGACTTGTGCTGTATATCAATCAAACGCCCGTTGGCGAATGGTTCAAGGAGCAGTTCGAGAGACTAAGACAAAGCATGCGACAGCCCATACAACCGCAACGGAAAAGCAGGGGGATGAAGATGTAAGGCGAATCATTGCAGGCTTTTCACGAAACAAGTGAAGAAATCCGTTACAAGATAAGTGATTATCGGAGCTTTTTTCTACTTTTGCGTTTGGATTGGGGCGACCCTTTCCAAGACATATTAGAAAGATAAGAAGCGTTATGCGTATCTTGTAGTTGAAAACGTAGGAAATTTTCAAAAGTGTACAAGGATAGCATAGTGGTTCTCACGCTATAGCGTGGGCTGCTATTACTACATCTGTACACAAGGTTTCCTACGACCATCAATTACGACGTGGCATTGCAGTTCCACGCTTCGTGGTTTAATAGGAAAGGTCTTTTACGGAACTGGGAGGACGCCATTTGTTTTTATGAAAAAACTTATTATCAGCAGTGTGCCTCTCAAACGAGGCATCTTGTATTTTTCGATGTGCGTTTGTACATTAGGGCTACATTCTTGTAGTGATGACTACGATGATACATGGATTAAGGAAACCACTGAGAATTTAAAAGACCGTGTCGCCGCCCTTGAGGAATGGCAGAAATCCGTGAACTCGGACATTCTCTCGCTGCAAAGTCTGATTGAAGCCCTCGAGGGGAAAGATTACGTCACCGGAGTAACGCCGCTTCCCGATGGAACTGGCTATGTAATCTCTTTTCTGAAAAGTGGGGATGTAACCATCAAGCACGGTGAACGGGGCGCACAAGGAGAAAAAGGCGAGGATGGTGTCACACCCGTTATCAGCGTGAAGCAGGATACCGACGGGAAATATTATTGGACGATTAACGGCGAGTGGTTGCTCGACGATGGAAATAAAATGCCCGTTACCGGAGACAAAGGTGACACGGGGGATAAGGGAAATACTGGCGATAAGGGCGATAAAGGTGACACCGGAGCCGATGGGCAAACACCCCATATCGGAAATAATGGCAACTGGTGGATTGGCTCAACGGATACGGGTGTGAAAGCGCAGGGCAATACCGGAGCTGATGGGCAAACGCCTCATATCGGAAATAACGGCAACTGGTGGATTGGCTCAACGGATACGGGTGTGAAAGCGCAGGGCGATACCGGAGCCGATGGGCAAACGCCTCATATCGGAAATAACGGCAACTGGTGGATTGGCACGACGGATACGGGCGTGAAAGCGCAGGGCGACACCGGAGCCGACGGGCAGACGCCTTATATCGGGAATAACGGCAACTGGTGGATAGGCACGACGGATACGGGTGTGAAAGCACAAGGCGATAAGGGTGCGGATGCCATAGCCCCGCAAGTCCGTATCAACCCGGATTCCAACGAGTGGGAAATCTCGGTTGACGGTGGAACGACATGGACATCGACGGGTGTCAAGGCCACGGGAGATAAAGGCGACACCGGAGCCACCGGAGCGCAAGGCGATTCGATGTTCAGCGACATAGACAACACGAACGAGGATTATGTGGAGTTGACGCTTGCCGACGGTGTAACCAAAATCAAGCTGCCGAAATATGTCGCTTTCTCTATCGCATTCGAGAGTGATGAAGTGTTCTACGCCTCACCCTCTAACAATGAATTGACGCTTGTTCTCCCCGCCACCCTCAAGGAAAGCGACTATCGTTCCATCGTGGCGACCGTAACCGCAACGAACGGTGCAGAGGTGGTACAAACACGAAGCACCGGAAACCAGTGGAATGTTACCGTAACGAAACCCTCATTCGGGGCAGACGGTGTGCTGGAAGCGGGAAGCGCAAAAGTTGCGATAACGGGAACTGAAAACACTCGCCTTGCCGACACTTATTTGCTGCGGGTGGCTCTCGTGGCTGCGAACGGAACGGAAGTTGCTGCTTCCCGACTGGTACAGTATTTCGATGGGGTGATTGCGGAAAGCCAATCGGATATAACGGACAATACTGTTAAAAGGCTGGCATGGAAAGGAGATATGGCTGAAACCGATTTTGAGTATATCCGGAATAATATGGCAGCCACCCTCGAAGCGCTCGACCTTTCGGCTACTACATTAACGGATTTACCCACAAGGGCACTGGCTTTTTACAGTAGCATGGGACTCAGCGACAATACGACACTGAAAGAAGTAGTCCTGCCGGACGGATTGAAGACTATCGGCAATTCAGCCTTTGCCATGTGTAAGGCATTGAACAAATTGGATGTCCCCTCTACGGTTACTATGCTTGGGCGTTGGATATTGGAAGGTTCGAGTTTGTTATCTTTCACTATTCCCGAAGGGTTGACGACCTTGTCGGAAAGTACATTCTATGGTAGCAATATCACGGAAATCCGTATTCCGACTACGATAACGGAAATTCCTAATTACTGTTTCTCTGGTTGTGGAAACTTGGAGAGGATATACCTGCATGATGGCATTATCTCTATGGGAAAAAGCGCATTTATTGAGTGCTTTTCATTAGAGCGCTTTACCATTCCCAAAGGAGTTACCGTGCTGTCGCAAGACTTGTTTGCTTCTTGCAGAGGGTTACGTGAGGTTTATCTGCATGAAAACATAACGAAGATGGAAAGTTCTGTATTCGAAAATTGTAAATCTTTGACTTTCTGCTCGCTGTCAGGAGCAGGACAAAACATTTTACCTAACAACTTAACAGAAATAGGAACAAAATGCTTTTATTCCACTCCATTAAAGCAGATGAACATGAGAAGCACAAAAATCACAGCCATACCGGAATATGCTTTCTACACGTGTGAGA